TTCTGAAATGGGGCGGCCATTTCAATCTCCAGGGGAAAGGTTTACGTGGTTCAAGTCACAGACTTGAGTGGTGTCCCACGGGGACTTAGCGACCCGCTTCCCTTTTCAGCACGGCTGCAAGGTCGGGGTCGCTGGCTTCCAAGGCCATTTGCCTCGTTAGGTTAATACTACCTTCCTTCCAAGGGTTAGCCATTCCAGGTGCAATCGCACTGTTGGGAGTGGGTTTTGCGCCCATTCCAGCTGCGCTGCTTGGTTTGAAGTGGTGCTCATAACCTGAGCCCGGATTCTTCAAGTTAGAAAGGTAGGTGTTGATGTCTTGCTCAACACCGCCGTTCAAAACAACAACGTTGCCGCTGTCGTTTTTGCGAAGGTTGTTTTGCAAGAGCTGCAACATCTGCTCGGCGTTGATAGCGCCAGCCTGGCTGATGGCAGACATGGCGCTGGTTTTCATCGCAGCAGTTTCGTTAGAGGTGCGAAGTTCCTCTAACTGACGCTGCAGGTCGTTGATCTGCAGGTCTTTTTCTTGGGCAGTTTTGTTGGCCTCTTCCCAGAGGTCCTTCCACTGCCCTTGGTCTTCCAGCGTTTGCTTGCGCTGGTCGTCCTGCTTTTTGTAGACCTCATCAAGCTTGGACTTGATACCTTGGAACTTCTCCTCGGCCTCAGCAGCTTGAGCCTTAAAAGCAGCAAGTTGACCCTCATACTCAGCGCGAAGCTGGGCAGATTGGTCAATTTGAGGAGCGGTGTCGGCTCCAGCCACGGGCTGGTCAGGAGTCACCACTGGTGTCTCCTGGATGACTTGCTCTTCCATAATCAAGCTTCAGTTTCAGTGGTTTCGGGGGTTTCGGCAGCAGGTTCTTCTGCCTTGGTGCGGCGCTTGCGGGGTGCAGGGGCCGGCTTGTCCTTCTCGTACAAGTTTTCAGCACGAAGCTCTACAAGTTCCCACTTGTATGAACCGTCGGGCTGAAGAACTTTGTCAAGGTGCTTCTCCATGACAAAGAAATACAGTGCAGATTTACTCTACTGCACTACACAGATTCTGTTGCTGTAGGTAGAACCTCGCCCTGCACCAGGATTTGACGGAACTCTTCGCGATCCAGCACACCCTGACCAAACAATGCGTTAAGTGCAGTGATGTCTTGGCCGATCAGGCGATCCATGTCGAAGTCGCGGCTGATCTTGACTTCGGGTGGCTCCAGCTGCAGATAGTTGGCTGCCAGGTTGAAGCTCTTTTGGAGGCTTTGTTCGAGGTCCATTGAGACCATCGACATCATTGAGTTGGTGTCAACGCGGTCGAGGCGGCGGGCGTCGGCAGACTCAGCGACAAACTTTTGCTGGCTCAGCGTGCTGATGCCCAGAGTGGCCATCTGCTGCTGCAGTTCCTTGATCTCGGCGCTTTGGGCTTCAAAAGCGCTAGATGCGGGCTCGACGTAATAGATCTTGTTGCCCGGTTGGGTGGCCATTGCGTAGTTCACGCTGATGGCCATGTCCTTGGTCTGGTCGTCCCAGCCCTCAAGGACAAGCATCGGCTGGGATGCGATGTGGAGACTGTGGATGAGGTCTGCTTGGCGTTGGAAATGGGCCAGGTTCAGATATGCGATGTCCAGCAGCGGGGGCTTGCTGACCAGCGTGTCGGTCTTGTTTGAATACAGCGTCACCAGTGGGATTTCGCCCAGGCTGTAGTCGCCCGACTCAACTAGCTCGTAGTCGGAAGTGCTGGTGGTGGCGTCGAAGGAGTTGGGATAGGGGAAGCCGCCGACGGTCTCTTTCTTGGTTTCGGTCTGGCGGAAGATGCGGTAACGGCCCGGTTCGATGACGCGGACTTGTTCGAATAACTTTTCGCCGAAGTCGCCGTCGGGCAACACCGCTTTTTCGGCGATGCGGACTTGGATCAGCTTGCCGTAGTTGACCTCGCGGTCCAAACGCCAGCCATAAATGTTGGTGGGGTCAATCTCGATCCAGTACGGGCGGCGGTTGAGGGCGCGTTCTTCGGCCAGGCTGCGGGCGTCAGTTGGGGCGGGGAAATCGACCAGCGTGTGGCTGTGGCCGTAGGTCAGCGCACAGGTCAAGGCGCGGCGGGCAAACTCGTCTAAATCAGAGCCACACCCGTCAACATCCTTGGAGAAAATTTCGGTCCAATATGGGTCGCCAGTCAGCGTGATTGGCTTGCGCAGGATTAAACCTGCAGCGGCACGCACCAGTCGTTGGGTGTAGGGGGAGAAGACAGCGCGGTTGACGCGGGCCAGATATGCCGAATAGTCCTCGCGGGGTTCCAGGGGGAGGAAGGCTTCGCTCTTTTCGCGGAGATACTCCGTGCCGTTGGTTACGGCTTTCATGATCTCCCAGCCCTTCATCTGGTCCATCACCGCTTGGGTGCGGGTGAAGGGGTTGTCGCTCCCGCCCATGTAGGTGGAGCTGACGAGGTGGGTGCGGATGCGGCCGGGGACGGAGTAGGTCATTTGGTCACCACTTTGTGCGGTCCGCCCAATAAGCGGCTGACATCTTGCCTTTTGCGATGTTCTTCGCGTGACGAGCCTTAAACGATTCGCGACGAGCTTTGCTGGATTTGCTCTCGCCCTTACGCGCCGGTGAGCCACTGACTCCCTGTTGCCCGAAGCGGATTAACCGCACTTTGTCCCCTTCCTTGGCCAATACGGCATGGGATTTTGTCGGGTGGTTCGGGGTGCGCTTGGGCTTGTTATACCCAGCAAATTTCTCGCCGCGACGTTCAATCATCGTCGTCCTCCACTTCAATCATCACCTCAATACCAGCGGCTAGGCGCGTCATTAACGCTCCAAAGTCCACTGGGTCCGTGGGAGTCATGAACGTGAAGGTGGCTGAGGTCATGCGGGTCTCGGCCTCCACCTCTAGGTGGATACATCCGCCGGGGCAGATTCGAGTACCCATAACCTCAGCCTCCTATCAACCCTTACTCAAGGTTGCTGGTAATGGCACCGCTGGTCACGAAGTTGCAGGTGGCAACCACCAGATCGCCCACGGTGGAGGCGATGTCCATGCTGGTGATGATTCCAGCGAAGCTCACCGAGTCGGTGCCGGTGGTGCTGCCAGTGGTGAACAGCTCGAAGGTCGCGTCTGCAGTGTCGCCAGTGTTGATTACGTCCTCGATGAACGCGGCTTGGCCGGTTGCATCGGGGTCGTAAACGAGTTCAACAGTGCCGGAGCCCGAAACGAGGCTGCCAACAAAAGAACGGAAGGTGTCGCCGTGATCGGTGACATCAAGAGTGTCTTTGGTAATGTTCAGCGTCCAGCTGCGGGTGCCAACGATGGTTGCGTTGGTAGTGCCAGCGGCATCGAACTGAACAGAACCTTCTTCGCCGCGAAGAATGGCCATGACTAGACAGGGAAGGGTCTATATCCCGGAGTCTAACTCTTTAACTGTCGTAAATCACGGCAAGATTTGCCCTAGCCGTGGTAACCAACCACGATGTGCGGTGTCAAAGAAACTGTGCCGGAAGCGATCGAAGCAATTCGCATTCGGATCAACGTGGCGGCCTTGCCAGTGTAGAAATAAACGTATTGACCGGCTTCGTTGATGGTTTTGCTGGTGTCAATCGTGAACCAGTTGCCGTTTCCGTTGAAATTGGCTTCCAGTGCCAGTGTGAAGTTGCCGCTGCTAGTGACGGCCGCAGCGAAGGAGTATTCGCTGGTATGTGCGTGGACTTCAAACCAGTCGTCGACAGCACTCATCGTGTTGCCGGTGAACTCGACCGTGTTGGTAAAACGGTCAATGGCAGTCGTACCTACGTCAGCCATGGTTACTTCCTCCGTTTTTTGGCGGTTTTGGCGGCTTTTTTAAAGGCTGCAGCGGTTGGGGCGCCCTTGGAGCCGGGTTTACGCATTTTTTCGCCCGAGCCAGCCTTGATGCGCTTGCGCTTGGCGTTGATATTGGCGTAGAGACCCTTTTTCTTAGGCATAACAGCCTCCTAATACCCGCATTTTAGTAAAGGCGGTAAGAAGTTTGTCCCAGTGTGCCAATTTTTGCCAGGTTGAATTGTTGGAGGCACATATAACCGAAGGCGTCGAATGCGTGGTCAACGCCTAAATTCTTGTTGGGGAGGCCGGTTCCAGGTGCGTAGGTGAGTGTGCGGAGGGATTTGATTAGTTCTTTACAGCGGGGGTGGATGTAGGTGCGGCGTGTGCCAGTTGCATCGAGTAATGCGGTGTTGACGCAGGTGATTTTGTCGCGGATTTTCCAGGGGGAGCGGGGGCTGGAGACGTTGAAGCCGCTACGGCGCAAAATGTTGTGGTCCGTGAGGCCGACGCCGCTGGTTTTGCGGGCGCCACCTGTTGGGTCGGGGCAGGCGATGATGCGGCGCTCCACGCCGAAGCGGCGGGTGACTTCTTCCGCGAAATCCCACGTGGTGGCGCCACCCGTCAGCATGATTTCGTCGAATACATAGAGGGTGTCGTCCTTGCGGACCGCGCAGATGCCCGACATTGGATCGACGTTGAAGTCCACTCCGAGCAGGACCGGCAAAACGCTGATGTCTTCGGCTTCCGTGCTGATGTTTTCGTCGCCGAAACTGACCGCTACCAGGCCCGAAAGGTTCTCGAAGGATGCCTCAAATTCTTGGCGGAAGGTGCGGGCGTCGAGTTGGCCACGGGCAGCCTCGATTTCTTCCGGGGGGACGTTGTCGCCGTCAATCGTCGTGAATTGCCACCGGCTCCAGTCGGAGTCGCCGCTGTCCGCGTATTGCCAGAGTTCGTAGAACCAGCTAGCTGTGCCGTCGGGCGTGGAGATAAACAATGCCCAGCCTTGTTTGTCGGCCAAGGCGGGGCGGATCACCTCGAACCAGACTTCGCTCGACATAAAGGCGGCTTCGTCGAGCACCACGCCAGCCAGGCTGCGGCCACGGAGGGCCATGGCGTTTTCCGTGCCTTTCAGTTCGATTGTGGAGCCGTTGACGAGTTCGATTTTGAGGTCGGTTTCGTTTTTACTCTTGATCCAGGCTTTGGGGACCAGCTTTTTCATCACCTTCCAGGCGATGTCTTTCGCCATTCGGTAGGTGGGGGCGGCGTAAAAGAAGGTCTCTCCCGGGCGTTCGATTGCTCCACGCAGCAACTCGATGCAGGAGAGATATGACTTGCCGAAACGTCTACCTGCGACGAGGACTCGGAAGCGTTTACGGCTAGTAAATACTTGCCCTTGGGCGTAGCGAAGGCTCAGATCTCCAGCCGTGGAGGTCATTCTGTAGTAGACGGGTACCTTCTAGGGTATTACAGAATTTCGACCCCTCCCCCCTGTAGTACATAAGAGGAAAATGGGGTTATATCAGTAGGTTCCC